TGATTAGTCAAGAGCAACAACTTGACAGAGTAGCGACGGAATCTTTCCGTTGTCTACTGAGGGATTTCCGCCGTTTGCATGGCCAAGGATTTGCGCGTTCGGCTGAAGAAGCCTTTAATGCGGGAATCCGGGAGTTCAGGGAATTTGAGTGGCCTTCCCTGGGCGTTATTGATGCTAATCGCTTTAAGGCGTGGCATCAGTTACGTTACCTACACAAGCGGTACCGGTTCACACACGATAGGTATTCGGACCAAGAACTTGTGGATTTGACATATTTAAAATATGCCAAGTTCCAGGAACAGCGGGCCGTCTACCTTCCGCGGACACTTCGTTCTTTCGTCGTGTTGCGGGAAGCGCGTCGTATCGCCAGAGAAATCCTCGGCGATTTAGATATCGATGCGTTTCAACGTGGTTGTAAGATCGGGAAGCGTGCCACCTTGGGGGGTCCTCGTAGTTCTGCTTACATTGACTGTAAGCTTGGGGATCCCAAGGCATTCACGTGTCCAAGTGCACTCAAGAGGTGGTTTTTCTCTCACCTCAAGGGTGATCCGGAGTTATCCGGTATCATCAAGGGCATCTTTAAAAGATGTAGGACGGATGGTATCCGTCCAAACCTTAGTGCAGACTTCCTCAACCTTGTTCTTGTTCCAAAGAGTTGGAAAACCCATAGACCCATTACACCTCTTTCCCTTATTGGGTTATATTACTCGTATGGGATTGGGGGTTGTGTGTCTGAGCGGTTGCGTGAGTATGGTCTCGATATTCGCCATTTGCAGGCGAAGCATCAAAAACTTGCTCGAAGGTATTCTGCGTCACGGTCTCATGTTACTGCTGATTTAAGTAGTGCGTCTGATTCGTTGCGTTCGGATATCTTGAACGCGGTTCTCCCACGTAAATGGTTTACGGCTGTCCAAAAGACTTTCGTAAGACGTGTCAGGTTCGGTGGCAGCGAAAGCTACACTGAATCTGTGTTGCCTATGGGCAATGGAGCAACTTTCCCAGTCGAAACTCTTGTGTTCTACTGCCTCATTCGAGCAGTAGGCCGCCTCACGGGAATTCATGGTACCTTTAGTGTGTATGGTGATGATCTCATCTACCCTAAGGGTATCCACTCCTATGTTCTCGGAGTTTTCCGAGATCTAGGTATGGGTGTGAACGCAGATAAAACTTTCGTTCACACTTATTTCCGTGAATCTTGCGGTGGTGACTTCTACCGCGGATTTGATGTTCGTCCTGCTATGATTGCAGAGCGACCATCACAGTTAACTCGGCTTGGATACACCCAATATCTTTACAAAACTTTAAACACTTTGTTGAGACGTTGGGATCGACTTGAAATTCCTGAAACCTACAATTGGTTTGTTAAGGAAATCTTAGGATGTTCTCCCGAGATATTTCAAGTCCCCCCACATTTCCCTGATACGTCAGGAATTAAGTGCGATGTGCCAACGCATTGTTGGTTCATCCCTTATTCTCAGC